TTACGAAAAGATTCGGTCTGATTTTTACTTTGAAATTATGCCCCATAATTTCACGGGGCAAAAGAAAATAAACGAACAGTGCCTCGATTTTCAGCTTCAAATCCCGGAAATAAAGCTGGTCGCAACCAACGATTGCCATTACATCCGCGAAGAAGATTCCGAAACGCAAGAAGTCCTCCTCGCCATACAATCAAACGCAAAATGGTCCGATAAAAACAGGTGGAGGTTTTCTGTTCAGGGGCTTTTCTTGCGTAGCACCGAGGAAATGCGAAAAGCCTTTATTCAACAAGGAATCCTAAACGGCAATCAAATTGAAGAAGCGCTTAACACAACAATGGAAATAGCGGAAAAATGCAATTTCCAAATCAAAAAGAAAACAATCTCACTCCCATCCGTTCCGGGGATAGGGGATGAAGATCCAGGAAAATTCATTTTTTCATTAGCTGAAAGTAAACTGTTGGAAATGGGGAAAAGTTGGACAACAGAAAAGCTGAACACGTATTTTGATCGACTTTGCAATGAATGGGAAACTATCAATTCGAAAGGGTTTAGCCAATACTTTGTTGTAGTCTGGGAACTGGTTAAATGGTGCAAAGAAAACAAAATAATGGTTGGGCCAGCAAGAGGCTCATGCGGAGGCAGTTTGCTGGCTTATTTGTTGGGAATTACAACATCAATGGACCCTATCGAATATGGGTTGTTGTTTTCAAGATTCATTGCAGAAGACCGGATTGACTTTCCAGATATTGATCTTGATTTTCAAGACGATAGAGTTGATATGATTCGTGAGCACCTTGAGGCGATTTATGGTAAAGATCATATTTCGTCTATCTCTACGTTTCTAACAATGAAGGCAAGAGGGTGCATTAGAGATGTCAGTAGGGTTTTTGAAGTACCGTTGCCGGAAGTTGACATTTTTGCAAAATCAATAGAAGAAAGTTCAGAAAATGGGGGGAGCAATATCAGTGCAGCTTTGGATACAGATATTGGAAAATCATTTTGCCAAAAATATCCGCATGTGTGCGAGCATGCTATCAAACTTGAAGGCCAATGCCGGGGTGTTGGACAACATGCCGCTGCAATAATAATATCTAAAGAAAGTCTCGCCGAAGGTTACAGGGGGAATTTGGCTTTACGCTCGTCAAAAATAGTATCTAATTGGAATATGGCCGATTCGGAATACGTAGGGCTGATGAAGCTCGACGTATTGGCTTTGAACACCCTTACGGTCTTAAACGAAACAAAAAGGCTTGTAGAAGAAAACACAGGAACAATATTGGAATTTGAAAATATCCCCCTAAATGATCAAGGGGTTTTCCAGATGATCCACGCAGGCAGAACCAATGGGGTTTTCCAGCTTTCAGCAAAGGCATCAACACAGCTTGCAAAGAGGATAAGAGCCAACAATATATGTGAACTTTCTGATATCATTGCTCTTGTGAGGCCTGGGCCAGCGGATAGTGGTATGACTGAAGAGTATATTCACCGCAAAAATGAAAAAACAAAATGGGATCCAATCCACCCTATTTATGAAAAGATTACGGGCAACACATACGGAAATATTGTTTACCAAGAACAAGTAATGGAGGTCATCAATAAGGTTGCAGGATTGCCATATTCAACAGCAGATAAAATTAGAAAAATCATCGGGAAAAAGAGAGACGTAAAAGAATTCAAACCATACAAAGATGCTTTTGTAAAAGGGTGCATAAAACAAAAGACACTATCAAAAAACCAGGCCGAAGAATTCTGGGTCGGGCTTCAAAAACACGCCAACTATTCTTTCAACAGGAGCCATTCTATTGCGTACGCAATAATTGGGTACTGGACTGCTTGGTGTAAATTTTTCTACCCGAATGAATTTATATGCGCATCTCTTACTTACGGCTCAGAAAGTAAAAAAGAAGAACTCCTACAAGAAGCATATGAAATGGGCATAAAAGTTATAACTCCCAAAATAGGTATTTCGGAGCCGATTAAATGGAAATCCTCGAAGGACAACTTATACATCCCATTTATAGAAATAAAGGGGGTTGGGGAAAAGGCGGCTAAAAGATGTGCAGAAATACAGCCAACAAGGGTTGCTGTTAAAAAGGGGTTCTTCTGGCCTCGCAAAGAAAGCAACATTTCTTTTGCCGGCTCCAACATCCCAAAATCTCTGAATCAAATTCTTCAGAATATAAACGCATTCGACAAAAACGAAAATGAAAGCCTAGATATTGAAGAGTACTTTGCTTTTCGTATTCCTGGGAGGCAACCAAAATTGCATACAAACCTCTCAAAAATTGTTCCCAATTATAACAAGAAAAATTTGGGTACAAAATGGTTGAATCTGGATTTTGATAGGGTGCCTCTGAAAGACCCCAAATGTTTAATCCAAGAAAAAAGTTACACTCCAAAAAAATCGCTTTCGAGATGTTTTGACTGCAAACTTAGGGAAGAATGTAAGCAGCCAATTTATTCTTCGCCTGGATTTTTCAATGTCGCTATTATTGGCGAGGCTCCAGGAAAAGACGAAAACGAACAAGGAAAAGGCTTTGTTGGAAGGGCAGGAAAACTATTGTGGGACGAGCTTGTTAAGTATGGATTAAGAAGAGAAGATTTTCATGTTGGCAATGCTGTAAAATGCTTTCCTTCCCAATCAAAGACGCCAACAGCCGATCAAATAAAAATTTGCTCAGAAAAATGGCTAATACAGGAATTGAATGAAATTCAATGCCGGTTGATACTTGCCTTTGGAAACACAGGGCTTCAAACCTTTTTAGGCAAGAAATCTGGGATAACACAACTTCAAGAAAAAGAAATGACACAATGGTCCGAAAAGTTTTCTGCCTGGGTTTGTTTCTGTATTCATCCAGCGGCAATTTTAAGGCAGGACAACAAAGAAAATCGGATGTTGTTTGAAATGGGAATTGAAAATTTCATAAACAAAATAGAAAAGATTCAATAATAAAAATTCATTAAAGCGGGGTATAATTATCTTATAGGAAGGGGTATTTTTATGAAATTCAAAAGATCAAATAAAACCAAAAGAATGACGGTAGACTCTTCCACAATATCTGCTATCGAGTATTACGACAAAATTAAGAAAGAACTTGTTATCGAATTCAAGGGAGGTTCTCAATACTTATACAAAGAGGTCCCGGAAGAAACCTTTGAGGCGATGAAAAAAGCAGAATCCAAAGGGATTTACTTTCACGCAAACATCAAAAACAAATTTGAAACGGTGAAAATCAAAGGTGGAGAAAAGTAAAATGTCAATAGAAGAAATCCCTGATCTGGATTTCAAAAAAGATCTTGAAGTTGACAAATACAACCTTGATGTTGAACTTAACAACCAGTCTATCCTATTTTCAAAATGGGCTGAAAGGTGTGTAGATGTTGAAAATAAAAGAGATCGACTAAAAACACAAATGGAGCTGAAACAAGCAAAATTGGATTTTGAAATCAGAAAAAACCCAACAGGGTATGGGCTTTCTGAAAAGCCAACAGAAAAGGCAATTCGTTCTTGCATATTAAGGGACACGCACTATCTCGAGTTGCAGGAAAGTTACCAAAAAATGAAATATGCGGCGTCCATTTTGAAAGTCGCTGTAAAAAGATTCAAAGATAGAGAAAGAATTATTGACCGCCTTATCAAGTTGTACCTTGCAAAATACTATACAGAACCTACTGTCAGGCCAGAAAAAGAAGACGAGGAAAATAAAGAAACCAATAGAGCCCAAGCAACATTAGGGGCACATATGAAATTTTCAAGGGTTAAAAGAAAATCATGAGCCCGATAGAATTTATCCTGTTAGGATTTGTATTTCTAATCTTTTTTTGGGTAGTCAGTAGATTCTTTTGGAAAACAGCTTTCAAAAGTTTCTTTGAGGAGCTTGAAGCGTATAAAAGCAAAAACAACACAGAAAAAAAAGAAGAAAGGAGAAGTAAAAATGAGCCCTAAATTTGACATGGAAAAGATGAAACAAGAACTTTTGAACAGAACCAAACAGTCTTACGACACAAAGGATGGAGCGGTAGGAAATAGGTATTTCAATCCTGATTTGGATTTACCTTTCTTCCGTCCTGGGCCAACATCAGGGAAACCGCATATCTTAGACATTATCCCGTTTGTTGCTGGGCCGAACTTCCCAACAAAAACATCTTCTGTCAAAGAAGGAGAATGGGCATACGTCCTAGACCTCTGGGTCCATAAAAAGGTGGGTCCGGGGAAAAGCACCGTTGTGTGCCCAGCAAGAAATTACGGGGAACGATGTCCTATTTGCGAAGAAATTGAAAGCCTTACAAACCAAGGGGTAGAGTATGAAGACATTCCATTTTCGGCAAAAAGGCAATGTTGCTACAATGTTTGGGTGGTAACAAACCCTGAATCGGAATCGAAAGGGGTACAAATTTGGGATGTTTCTCACAGGTACAGCGAAAAGGCAATCGTGTCCTTAGCTGTTTCCGCAAGAGATGGAGGGTATATACCTTTTGCTTCGCCCTTGAAGGGTATCGGGCGCTCTCTTGCCTTTGATGTCGCCAAAGACAAGTATAAGACAATCAGTGGTCACAGGTTCGAACATCGCGATTATGATGTTCCTACCGAAATCTTAGAGGCCGCATACTCTCTCGACCAAATCATTGTAATTTACTCGTATGAGGAACTGGAAAAAATCTTATACGGAGAAGGCGGCAAGCCGGAAAACGCAAGAACTCCAGATCTTCCCGGTGACGAAGGGGATCCCGATTTGGGAGAGCCCATAAGCAGAACTGGACGTGGAAAGGTTTTTGGAAGAGGACAAACAACCGAAAGCGAAACACCAGCAGAAAAAACAACTACAGGAACACCAAGAGGTACCAAAAAGTCTTTTGCAAAAACGGAAGAAAAAGAAACCTGCCCAATTGGTGCTAAGTTTGGGGAGGACCACGACCAATATCAGGAATGCGCAGATTGCGAGCTTTTCAAAAAATGCGCAGAAATGGCCGATATGATCCAGTATGAGGCCTCAAAGGGGGCAGAAGAAACAACAAAAACCCAAACGCAACAACCTGCAGCAACTGGAAGAAGAACACTGCTAAGAAGAGGATAACCAAGTCACAACAACTTTGCAGGGGAAGGTACGAAAGTAGACTGCACCGCAGAAGAACAGAGGGATAAGATGAATATTCTGTCAATTTTCTGGCACCCTCTCCTTCCCTTCTGTTTACCTTAACGGAGGCCGGAATCGATGGCGAAATTTAACAGGCCAGAAAAAAAAGATGACAATGTAGAAAAAATTGTTGCTTTGATCGAAAACGAAATTGAAAACGGGGAACTTGAGCCTATCGAACAGAAACCTATTGCTTGGGAAGAAATCCCTGTTATTAGCACAGGGTCAACATTGCTTGATTTATCAATTAGCGGAGGGAGAACAGAAACAGGAGGAATCCCTGCGTGTATCTTGGCAGAAATTTATGGCCCTGCGGGTTCAGGCAAAACCTCAGTATTGGCAACTGTTGGGGGTAATGCCCAAACAATGGGGCTTGGTGTCCATATGCAAGACCCCGAAGAAAGGGTTGACAAAGAATATTCACGGATTTACGAAATCGAACTTGATAAATCAAACTACTCACGCCCCAGAACTGTCGAAGAAGTTTTCGACTTCCTTGGAAAAAACAAGCCAGGGGTACTCCTTACTGATTCGTTAGCAGCACTGACAACAGAACTCGAACAAGAAACCGGAGACAAAATGGGGATGAGGCGGGCAAAACTTTTTAGTGCTGGCCTTCGGGTGAATGCCGGTGTTGTTTCTCAAATGCTTTGGCTCTGTTCGAACCAGGAGAGGCAAGGGGAAA